ACAGGGCGAGTTGCCAAGCAACGTCAATCAGTTTCTGCTAGGATTCAAGAAGTTCTACGCAGATAGAATGCAACAACAGATTTCGGGACTCAAGGCACAGAAGGCCTTACAGTTGAGACAGGACAAGATGAAACAGATGCCTCTGTTTTTAAACAAGGCCAAGAAACCTTTACAGGCCATGCTGACTTTCTACAAGGCAGTACAGCAGATGAAAGGATTCGTTCTCAAGAAAATGAATCAAGCAATGGCTATAGGATCATTCTCACAGACAGACAATGGACTACAAGTAACTGAACCAGAAGGTTTCGTTGCCGTGGACAAGGCAGGTAATGCTGTCAAACTGATTGATAGGTTGGGATTCTCTAGAAGGAACTTAACGGCTATCAGCAAATTCAAGAAATAGATTCAACGTCCAGTTGATCTCTGAACTCAATTTTTCTTTATCAAAAAACGTATCGTAGTTGTGCTGTCGCAGTGCCTTGGTCTGTTGATAGATGTCCTGCCACTTCTTTGTCTTAAGATCCTTACACAATGAAGTGATCATCTCAATCCTCTTGTCAGGATCCTGTTCTAGATCATAGCCCTCATCAAAGTGCGAACCAAATGTTTTAAAGCCCATCTCTCTCAATCGTTGTAGGTACAAATAGTTGCCATGCACCACAAAAACGTGCTGTGCCATTATGGGTTTCCATATCTTCTCTGTTATGAACACCTCGTAGTCGTTGTCGTTGGTCTCCGAAACCATGGAACAGACTGTGTCTATGTAAGGCAGTTCGTAGATGTCCTGGTCCTTGCCAAAACGTGGATAGTCCTTGGGGTCTATGCCTGGTAACTCGTATTTCTTATCTAGTCTGATAGGCTCGTCCAACATAGTAAAAGTGTATATGCTGTTGTCTAGAACATTGGCCTCCTTGAGCTTGTTGTACAGTTTGACCCTGTGTTCTCTGGGTGCCTTGTTCAGATACAGGAACTCGTGTTTCTTGTGCCAATAACTGCCATTATGGTCGTGTGTGAAGTTGAATTTGTTGTCCTTGTGCTTGTTATACATGTAGAACCAAAACCAACTGGCATCACCTGTCCACTTGATGTGTTCTATATCTATCTCTGGATACTGCCTAGAGTTGTTGATGTTGTCTAATGATTCCCATGGGTTAGCTTTTATAAAAACGAAACCCTGGCTGTGTAATAAATCACAACGCTTCTTGAGTTCTGCGTTGAATTCTGTGTTATCTTTTAATCTGTTGTTTTGAACACTAAAATCGATGATTGCAAACTTCCGGTCATAACTGTCCAGATCATATTTGTGTAGGGTGTAGTACTCCCCACTCATTTCAAAAGTCTGATCGGCTAAACTATGTAGGTTAATGAAGGTTTCCAGATTCTGATGGAACCCGGTCTTCATTACGTCTGTGAGAATAAAATTCCTTTGCATGTGCCCTATAAATACTTGTATGTTAACACCTTTTTTAAAGTATGTATCTGAAGCAAAAGTCATTAGGAGACATAGTGACTTGGAGAGATTCACATTCCCAGAAGTCACGGAGAGGATATACCTCAGCTTCCTGGCACTGGCAGTGATGAGCCAGAGTGATAACACCAAAACATTCGCCAAGCAGTACTCAAATCAAACCATGGCCAAGGGAACGTTCGATCAGGTCAGGATTGTGAACAACGACCTAGCCAACATGCTGGCCATAGTGTCAGGTGATCCAGAGATAACAAAGAAATTGAAGGACAAGAATCAAGCACAGGCCATGAGACAGAGACAACCACTGCCAGTGATGGCTGTGAGGAGATACATGAGGACATGGGAAGATCATTTTAAAAATTTAACACAGTTAGAGAGGGCACTGAACATAAGGGACGCCAACTACCGTAACGTGAGACGGGCTGTGGCCGACTACACCAACCTAGACACAAAAACCCAAGCACAACTGCTGGCAAGATTGAAAAAGCTTCTACAGTCAAAACTGCCCAACACCGACATACAGAGAAAATTCAAGGAACTGTAATAGTGCCAAACGAAAATAGTTTCTGGGTGCTGTACGGATTGCACACCAAACCAACCTTCCTGGAAGATGCTGGACACGGGCAAAGACCACAGAGAGATAACGCATTAAAACATATCAAGCAATGGCGTGTGTGCCTGGACATAGGTAGCAACATAGGTCAGTGGACCAGACCCTTGGCCGAGAGATTCAACAGCGTGGTCTGTTTCGAACCCAACCCCAACTTCAGGGAGTGCTTCAACAAGAACATCACGGAATCAAACGTGACGCTGTGGCCCTACGGTCTGTCAGACCGGGAACACACGGCCCAACAGGACTTCAACTCCACTGTGCTGAAACAGGGAGACGGTGACATAGAATGCAGGACACTTGACAGCTTTGGGCTGACCAACCTGGACTTCATCAAGATAGACGTGGATGGGTTCGAGGTACCACTGCTGGACGGTGCGAGGGAAACATTGAGCAAGAACAACGCAGTGATCAACATAGAGATGAAGAGGGAAAAGAGATCGGGCATAGTGAAAGTGGCAGAGGGAATACTGAAGGATCTTGGCTACAGATTCGTTGAAAGGACCAAAAGTGATGAAGTTTGGCTCAAAAAGTAATATTACAGCATAATTTACCAAATAGATCTATAAATACTTGCAACTTGATCCCTGAGCGGGATCATAGTCATTTAAACAGAACAAGGAGGATTTAAAATGGCATACGACAATACACTACCAGCAGGCGGTCCAGCCAGCTTTTTAACACCAGACAGAGCTACAGAATCTGAAGGCGTTGCAGTTGACTTTATCACTGTTGATTACATCTCTGATGTTTCAGCGGAAATTACAAACCCTAGAGCATCGGCGGCAACAGGAGCACTACATTTAGCTCAAGAAGCTATACAGAACCAGGGTGTTAACATCCTAGGAACTGGTAACCTGGGTAACTCAGACACTGAGCAAACTTTCATGGTTAGAAGTGATGCTCTTGACACGATCAGTTCTACTACTACAGTAGCGGCAATCCAAGCGGCAATTATAGCATTGAACGCCTTGACTCCAGACAAAGTTACGGCAACTATATCATCCGCGACAGCGACTGCTAGAGACATGTCGGACACTGCGTTATAATAATATAATATAATATAAGGAAAACAATACAATGGCAATAACAAAAAATAACTTTGTACTAAACCAAAACTACGAATTGGCTAGTCATGAAGTAACTATACTAATAGTTGATTTTGTCGTCTCTGTGGCGGCAGAAGTAAACGATTGTTCAGACGGAACAGCACTGGGTGGATTAGACCTTGTGAGAAAAACGTTCGAACAACAAGGGTTATCAATCTTGGCTGAAGGACCACTAGTGGAATCTGGAAAACAGAAAAACTACATGGTGAGAAAAGACAGCATTGACGCTTTAGGAGGTACTCTTAATGGACTACAGGCGGCTATTAGATTACTAGACCAATCTACTGCGTCATTCCCTAACGTAACAGCAGATCTTACTGGTGCAACAGTTACAGAGTCCGAATTCGGTACTTTAACTGCGGCGGCTGTATAATCTAGTTAGATAATAGGAGAATATAACAATGACAACTAAAATAAACCCGACTAAACTAAACACAACTGATCACCTTTCAGGTAAGACGATCACGGCTGTCACAGTTGACTTCGTAGTCAACGGTACAGACTTTTCAGACACTGAAATGGGACCATTGGGTGCGGTACAGGCGGCAATAGCAACAATGACGCAAGAGGCTACACCAATCATCATCACTAAATTAAGAAGTGATGGTTCGAATGACGGTCAATTATTTGACATGGTGTTCGAAGGTGAGTTCGGAACTGACACGTACGATGGTTCTAACTCAGAGGCTTTCGCGGCATACCTACAAACTGTAGTAAGACTGTTAACATCAGTTGGCGCAGGTTCGGTGAACTTGAGCTCGGCGACAGTTGTGGCGGCTACGGCGGCATCATTCTAATCCAATTAGACTGATACACAATTACCAAAGGGCGGGCATTAATTTGTTCGCCCTTTTTTAACGAGTAAATAATCACATGCCCTCACACCTAGACGAAGCAAAAGCAAAATAATTCAATGCACACTTACATGATGCACACCCTGGTAGACATATCCAAGAACGGTAACCTCAGGAACACCTTCCCATTCGAGACACCCGCGGGAGATGTGATAGAAGACAAGGCAACACTGAGGATAGCAAGGAACCAGGAGAGCAACTTCAACACCATGATACAGATGTTACAGATAAGGGGTAACATCGTGTGGGAACAGGATCCTGTGAGATTCACACACGACCTGTCAATGACCAGGTTTGGCCGTTACTACGAGGGACACAACACATCGTGGCACTTCACTTTCTTCACAGAGCAGACAGACGTGTTCGGGAATGAAAATAATCCAACGGAGCAACTGACGGAGGACTTCAGCCTCGTGCCTGTCATGACAGAATGCAAGAATACCGCACACTTCCCCATACACACCTTCATCACAAAGGACCTGCAACAGCCGGCACTGAACACACCGACCAAGGAACAGACGGTGTTAAACGCACTTTCGGGCGATATAATAAACACATACTTTACGTATGGCGGCTGGCAGAATAAATAACAGTATACATTTAGGCACAAGACCAAAAACTAAGACACAAACTTTTAAGGCACACACACAGGCAATGAAACAGGCAGACGTCAGGACGATACTAATGGAGTTACGGAACCTCAAAACAGAATTGAAAGAATTTATGAGTGGACACACAACAGAACTAGAGAAACAGAATTTAGAAG